AATTAGGCTGGAACAGCCAGAGCGAATGCGGACGACGAAGTTGCAGCACCCACAGTCGCGGCAGTACGCATGGCTTTGACGCCATACAGCATGTCGGATGTGAAGAGCGTGCCCAGGTATTCCTGCTTGTACTGGGTCTGCGAACGAACGCCCATCTGCTCAACCAGAACCATCGACTCCTTGTGGCCCATCAGGCAGATACGGTCAGCGCCCGAGTTACCAGCGCCGAAGTCAGCGTTGGAGGTCACGAACACAGGGATACCGTACAGGTTGCCGATTTCGCCGTTGCGGATGGCGCTGCCATCACCCACGAATGCCTGCTCAGTGTAGCGAGCCAGACCCATCAAGGTGTTGCGGCTTGATGGAGGGATGATGAAGAAACGACCATCCATTGGGGTGTCGTTGTCGTCCAGACGCTGGATGGTGCGACGGATCGCAGCATCGGTCAGGGCAGCAGCGTTCGAGCTGGTGCTGTTGTACGCGGTGGTGCCGTCCGAGCCAATGTAGGCTTTGGTGGTGGTGTTGCTGGTAGCGTAGTCGTCGGTACCGACGGTTGCGCCGTTGAAAGCACGACCGAGCTGAACCAGATCGGTGTCCACTTGGCGGGCCAGCGCATAGCCGGCGTCGCTTGTGTAGAACTGACGCAGCGAGTTCAGAGCCTGGGCTTCGACGATGTCTTCGATCAGGCGGCTGTATTCGTAGTGCTTGTTGATCAGGATCTGAACTTCGGACTCAGTTGCAGCGATCAGCGTGACTGCGTTGGTGGCAGTCTTGGCCGAGGCATTGCCACGGGTTGGTGCAGGAACGTGAACGGTGTCACCTTTCTTGCCCTTGAAGTTCATCTTCATAACAACGTTGGCCAGAACCAGGTTCTTTTTGTAGGCCGCAACAATCTCATCACTCCAAATCTCTGGAATAAAGGTTGCTGCTGTTGTCGTTGTTACACTATTTGCTGGGTTAAATGCGGTTGCCATGTCTAACTCCTAAAGTCAAAAGTAAAATTTACTTGACCCGTCCTTCTGCGTAGGCCGCCATAATCTCATCTGACAGCGCATCGTAGCGAGCTGGGTCGGTCATTTTCAGCCGAATAAGGTCAGCTCTGCGGTAGACACGTTTTGAACTCTCCCCGGTACCCCCTGTATCCACTTGCGCGGCTTTGAGCGTCTGCTGGCGGGCTTCCTTACCGGATTGCTCCACCTGCTTTTGCTTAATGCCCCGCAACTGTTTATAGGTTGACAACAACTCATTCGCCGCATCGAAATCAAACTGCGCATCCGCTCGGGTATAGAGCTCGAGTCGCACCTGAGACGATTTAATCCACGTCTCAAAGTCCTTGTCGGCGCTGATTTCCATGAAATCAGGGTGCTCTTGCGCCAGGCGCTGCTGCGTTTGCATCCGTTTGAACTCGATACCCGCTTGACGGGCAGCGACAACATCGGGATGTGTCTCAACGGTTTTTTGAATCGCCTTCTGGGGATTCTCAAAAAAGTCTACTTCAGGCTCTACCTGTTCAACAGGTTGCGATTTTGACGAGAGATTCTGCTTAATCAGCTCATCGGCTAGTTTCCGCACTTCCCCGACTTCTTGGGCCTGACGACCAATGACCTTTTCGGCCTCTTGGTGCATCTTGACGATGTCCTCAATCGACTTTCCGCGATAGCGGTCGGGCAATTCTGGGACTTCTGGCGCTGCGTACTCGGGTAGTTTCGCTTCCTCTGCCTCTAACTCACTAGGCATCTCTGGTTCTTTATCAATCAACATGTCGAAGTTCCTTTTCCTGCCATCTTTTGGTTCTCAGGATTAAACATGAACAGGGCATTTCTGCTTATCTGTTCGCCTTCTGCTCGGATTTTAGCTTGTCTCGGTGGCTTTTATCAAACTTTGCGTGAGCTGTAGGAAACGCTCCCGACCACCCTTCCAATTTAAACGCCGGCGCAGATATGGTGCGGCTGGCCGTCTTGCCGCAATTGCAACGAACTACCTTGTCTTCATACTCGACAAATCGTTCGATGCGCTCTCCGCTTTCGCAGAGAAATTCAAATATCTTTCTCATTGAGTGCCTCGTATGCCTCTTCGCTGACCTGTTTCAAGGTTTTCAGCCAATTTAGGATAGATAACTCACCCTTCTTAAATTGTAAATCCTTTTCGTCCTGGATAGTGGATACATTGTTCAAGGACGTTATCATTCCGTCAATATCTTCAAGCAGATCACGCCAGCCCTGGTGGGTCATCATGGCGAACCGATCTTCGTAATAGCGTTGCAGTTCAGGCGTCATGCTTCCTCTGCTGGTAAAGGTTGGTTTCCTTCTTCAAGCCACTTCAGGTAAGCCTGATAGTCGGTGTTGGCTGGGTCGAAGGGGATGTATGCGTTGTCTGTTGTACGCTGAACGGTGGTAGCAGACGGTGTTAGTTTGTAGTTTTCCATTGTCATAGCTCTATCGCGCAGGTGGCAATTGATTCGTCAAACATACTCGCAGAGGCAGAAGCGACGGTGTTGTATGTAAAGCCGTATTCGGTAATGTTACTAGCCGATCTACTTGACACGTTTGTCGATGTCACCGCAGTAAACGACACAGTTGGCGCGGCTCTCATATTTTGGAAATTAACAGAATTTGCGTAGGCTTTTGTATTAGCTGCTGCCCCGTTATCTCTGTTCGCGCAGTTAGCAAATCTGTAATACCTCTGACACAACGCCAACTCCGTACCATACGGCCTGTAATCAAACGATGTGGCTGTGCTGCCTTTTTCTAGTTGTACGCCGGTGATCTGCCAAGTAGCGCTGCTTGTCCCAATGAGATTTGCTTGCGATGAATTTGAAAACAGTAGACCGGCTTGCCATGAATTCAGCGTCGATGTCCGGTAGTTTGAACCCGAGCCAAGGTCAAAACGAACGTTAATCCCAATACCGTTTCCAGTACCCCATGTTCCTGAAGTATCACCAGCAATCGTAATGGTTTTGAATTCCCATGTGTTTGCTGAGTTGATTGTGTATGTTGCTACATACGATCTGTTATCAGAGGCATTACGCAGACCGACACAATACGCTCCTGTTAGCGAGGACTTTACCCAAAACGAAAGCGTGAAGGTTTGTGCCGAAGCCGTTCCGTAAGCAGAATCAGCAAAGTTAAAACCTTCAACTCTGTGTTCTGCTACAGCCAGTTGAGCAGCCGTTGCAGTGCTGCCAGTTCCGACAGTGAATTTAAGTGAATTAACAAATCCAGATGGAGCATCCGTTACCTGTTGAACAGTGCAACTAGAAGCACCCGTGTCTTCATACACAAGAGTGCGATCTACACCATAAACAAGGGTTGCGTTAGGCACAGAAAGACTCGCCCCAGCATTGCGCTGGTCGATCACCATCGCACCGTTGATGATGCGGTTGCGAAATCCTAATCCACCAGTAAATGGGCTAGTATTCTGAGTGCTGGCATCGTTAAACGTAAGGCCGTTAGTGCCGTTAATGGTGACGCTCATAATTGACCTTTAGCGGAAGATGACCCCGACTGGTTTGATATGGTGGTTAGGCGTAGTGTGCTCATCGGAATACCGCCACGTTTGCGTCAAAAACATCTTGGTTACTAATTAAGGTGTTGTAAACAGCAACACGAACAGCCGATGTTGTTTTTGTTGCGTAAGAATTATTGGATGGTGTGCTCACACCAAAATATTGAGATGTATTTCCGCCAGTCATCATTGACGGCAAAACAACACAATAATTTGTATCCGTCATAGCAGAAGTAAAATTCACCGTGTAATCACCAGTACCATTATCCGTAATCGAACTCACGTTCCCAGAAGCCCTGATCGCAACCGTACCTGTACCGTTAAAGTTCACCCAAGCTCGGCACATATACAAAGGCGCTGAACCGCTAGGCTCTGCAAGAGAAGCAGTACCAAACGTCTGCGCTCCAGAAAACGTCTTATTACTTAGCGTCTGTGTTGAATCTGTCCCAACCATAGTTGTATCAGCAGCAGGAACCGTAATTGTCTTGTCCGTCGCTGTATTAGCACCAGTTAGTATTACTCCACCACCAGAAGCTGTGTTTAACTTGATTGGCATATCAAATCCCTAGTGCTACTTTAATCTCGTCAGGTGTTGTGGCTGCGTCAATCTGGGCTTGTATCGTTGCGTACTTCTCACGGATAGCCTGACGAGCAGTCTCAGCAGCTACAGCATCAGCACCGGGAATAGCTTTAGCAATTACAGCATCATGCGGAGCGAATTCTTCAGCTCTAGCAGCACGACGCATATCGTGACCAATGTTCTTAGCTTTAGTTAAGTCAATTACGAGACCCATGACCATGCTCCACGAAATGTACGTTCTGAAGGAATATCCGCTACGTCTACGATCTCGTAAGGCTTACCTGCTGGCACATCTTTAGCGGCGATCTCTTCAATGGTTAAGCCACACTCAGCGGCTGGGATAATGACAGCGACACCGCCGTCATCTGTTGGGTAAATAATTCTCTGGTTCATAAAATCTCCTTGTTAGCGGAAGACTGCTAAATATATGTACGCAGCATCTTGCAACGCGCTACTTGAATATTGATACCCAGTAAAAAATTGAGCATTACTTGCAGACAAAACTCCCGGCTGCATAATCCTAGCTGCTGTTGATCCAGAATACAAAGTAGAGGTATTTACTTCGCCGCCGCCCTGAACAAGGGAATAATTCGCATCCGGCATCGCCGTCGTAAAGTTGACCGTATAGTTACCCGTACCGTTATCCGTAATACTCGACACATTACCACTAGCTCTGATAGCTACTGTACCTGTGCCGTTGAAGTTGACCCATGCTCTAGCAGCATAGATAGGGGCTGATCCACTCTGAGCGCCATCTAACTTAGCCGCAGTAATGTTTGCATCAGCAATATCAGCAGTCACAATTGAACTATCAGGCAATCCACCTGCGGATAAACCTGTAATCGTGCCGCTACCGTCAATTGTTATTGGCATATCACACTATCGTCCAGTTAGCGCCAGAGGGGACAGTCACTGTCACACCACTAGCGACGGTTGTATTCTTACCGCTGATGCCTTCATAGCCTGTTGGAAATGTCACCGACGTATTGATCGTCTGGTTGGTGAACAAAATACCATTCGACGCGCCTAGTTGTGTAGCTGTCAAGCCGCCCAGCGATGGGTTATAGGTCAGTTTGGTACTCGATACCGTAGCCGTTGAGAACGTTCCTGAAGTCGCTGTTGAGAACGTTGGGTAGTACGTTGCGTTGGTCGAGGTGTCGTCAGACACCGTGGTGCCGGCTGCCACAGCTGCCCATTTCACACCCGTTGCCTGTGCAGAGTCAGCTGTCAATACATAGTTGTTGGTACCAACTGCCAGGCGGACATTATCCGACCCGTCATTGACAATCAAATCACCCTTAGTCGTCGTCGGCGCTAGTGCGTCAAACGCTGCAGTCTGTGTCGTCTGTCCTGTACCACCATTAGCAATCGGCAGCGTGCCAGTAACTTGGGTAGTCAGATCCACACCAGAAAGCGTGCCGCCCAAGGTCAGACTGCCACTGGATGTGACCGTGCCCGACAAGCTAATGCCGTTGACCGTACCGGTGCCGCCAACGCTTGTGACCGTGCCTGTGTACTGATCGTTCGAGGTAATCGTAAAGTTGGGGTAGGTGCCTGTGATAGCCGTTGTACCAGCGCCCGTCAAGGCGACCGTTTGGTCAGGCGCTGCATTAGTGATCGTAATTGACCCCGCACCCTCAGTAATTGTGATGCCCGTGCCATCAGTCAGCGTATTCTTTTCCCACAGACTGGTTGATGCGTTGTAAATCAATACCTGACCATTAGATGGACTCTGCGCTGACACATTGTGCAGCTCGTCCATCTCATAGCCATTCTGCACGCGCACGTACAGACGACCATTGCCCGCATTAGCCCGCTCAACCACGCCGATATAGACCAGATGGTTAGGTGCGTAAGGCTTCGTACTGGTTAAAGTGCCGGCAGTTGCGCCCAAATAGAGCGTATCACCGGCTGTGTAGGCACTCAGATCGAGGCCATCTTGCACACCCTGGCACAAGATCATGCCTGCTTGGCCTGCAGCAATATTTTCCGCGCAAATACCCAGCGTTTTGGCTGAAGTCGCGTCACCCGTGTTGTACGCCAGCTTGACTGACACCCGGTCGCCTTGCGCAGCGTACATGTACACCGGCTGGCCCTTGGTGATCGTCACGGCCTCGTCATTCGTCGCGTAGGCGTACAGCGTTTGGCCAATATCCGCCGCGATGTTGGCGTTCAAACCTACTGTCAACGTCTGTTGCGTCGAATCCCAGTACAGACGGCCTGCTGCGTTGGTGACTGTGGCGCCTGTGTCGAACTGGACGAAGTCCGGCGATGAAATGCCGCCCGTGATGCCCGTCATCGACGTGATGTTGTCGTTGGCACCGGCAATCGCCCAACTCTGGTCAATCTTTTGCCACACGGTGCCGTTAAACAGCAGCCAATCACCCGCTTTCCAGTCGCTGATACCGTCCAAGGTAGTCGTACCATCGACCGATACCACGTAGTAGTAGCCGTTGGTGCCTACGCCGGAGGCCAAAGTTGGCGTGTTAGTAGACGCATTCCATGTGCCTTGGTAGTCCAAGCCGCCAGCCACGTCCGCCCATGACAATACCGACCCATTGGTGGTCAAGAACTTACCTGCATTGCCCGTCTGGCTGGGGATCAGGTTATTGATCTGCGTCTGGAGTGACGCCAGTGTGTCCAAGACATACTGCGACGTGCCACCACCGTTGGTGATGACCTTGATTTTCTCCGCTAAGTCGGGAGCCACCACCTCACCAACGTTGATTTCACGGCCATTCGACAGACTAATGATGAGCGAACCATCAAAATCAATCTTGGCGTCGGTGACAGATACCCCATCCTTGCCATCGATGCCGTTGGCACCGTCCCGACCAGCTGGACCTGCGGGTCCCGGTGCACCATCACGCCCAGGACGGCCATCTTGGCCATCACGACCGTCCGATCCATTGGTGCCATCCCGGCCATCGCGGATCGAATTGACCCGAGCGGTGATTTTGTTGCCTAAATCATCGTACTTGGCACGAATATCAGCCTCGATCTTCTTCAAGGCGTCTACCACCATGCCCACATTCTCGCTCACACGCTGTTTTTGCTTGCCGCGAGCCTCTTGCAGGGTGGCACGAACCGACTCCAGAACAGCTTTTTGCTGCTCTGGCGTCATATTTTGAAGAATCAGCTGTTTAGCGAGGCTTTCAACGTCCACCAGAGAGCTCCTTGGTCAGTTCTTCCAAGAAATCTTCTTCCATGCCGCTGATTTTGTTCTGCTTTTCCGCCATTTGCATCTCGACAATCTTCGATTTGTTCTTGATGTCGGCTTCTTTGAGCATCAATTCGGCGATCTTCACCCGTTTGTCAAACTCTCTAGACGCCATCTCGTCGTTAGTCGGCAGATTTTGCGTATTGGCCGCCATAATCTTGCTCTGCACCTCAATGGGCTTTAATTTCGTCTCGATTGTGGTGTTGATAGCCTCTGCCCGGTTGCGTTCGGCCTGCGTCTGATTGACCGCAATCTGCGCTTGCGCTGCCTGCATGGCCAGCTGCTGCTGCATCATGGCGGCTTGCTGCGCTTCTGGGTTCGGCTGGGCCATCTGAGTCAGGGATTCCATCAACTCCATGCGGTTCGACAGCGAGCTGTTGGCCACAATACCTTTCAGAATCAATGGCAGCACCGGTGTGTCGGGGCCAAGGGTCTGCAGCAAGGCGATGAACTGCGCCTGCTCGTACTCGCGAGCGATGATGCCCAGTGTCGCAGTTGGTACGAAGTTCAGATCAACCGAAGGATAGCGCTCGGGGTCAAACTGCATGTACCGAAACGCCGCTTTTTTGATAAACGGAATCAGGAAGTCTTCCTGGAAGTTCACCAGCGTACGCTTGTACTTCTTGATGATGGTAGCCACCGCCATCGACATACCTGCGTTGCCACCATCTCTGGCCACTTGGCTGACCATGCCTTGGCTATCCAAGGTGCCTGTGGCTTGCAAGAGCATGCGCTCGAATGCCTGCGCAGTCGTCAGGCTACTGCCATCAGTCTGACCGAACTTGAACGGATACAGAATCTCCGACGGGTTGCCGTTGGTCATGAACGCCTTGCCCGGCCGCACCTCGAACTTGGCACCCCGTGGCAGACGGGTTGCATCCATTGCCACCATCGGCACCGCAGTCAGTGCCAGCGAGTCCAAGTGCGTGCGCACCTGTGCATCGATCGCCTTTTGCATGTTGTACGCTTTTTCCACCGTGCCACGGCCAGGCAGGCGGTTAGGCACCGTGTCGTCCTGGTACGTCAACACCGGACGATCCTTCATCATGTACGGGTTCGCTTCGGCCTTCAGCAGCATGCCGTCGTTACCAATCACGATGATGGCTTCGACCATGTCGGAGTAGTCTTCAGCAGGCGAGTCGTCGGGGAAGAGCTCAACCATCTCCTCGTCTTCGCTGTCCAACTTCTCCAGATATTCCTTGGGCACCAGACCATAGTAGGTCAGCAGTTTGACCTTTTCGTTCTGGTACTGGCTGACCTCTTGCGTGGGCTCCAAGTCCGTGTCGTCGTAGGTCGGCACGATGTTGACCTTGCGGTAGACGCCCTTCTCAATGTTGGCCACCACCTTGTGGATCGACACGTACTTCTCAATTGCCACGCCCATGCAGTCGTCCACCGACGTGCCGTTGGGATCCCACAGGAAGTTTTTCGGGTTCACCGGTATGGGCTTGACCGAGACGCGGTCTACTTCCTTGACACCAATAGCCGCTTGGCCTTGCATGCCAGGAATCGGCTGGGTCGCCGGGATGTATTCCTTCTCCATTGTGACGGTGATCTCGGCGATACCCGTGCCGTAAATCTCGGCCAACAACTCAATCTGATCAACGTACTTCCTGAACTTGTCCTTTTTCAGATCCTCCATCATCTGGATCTTGATCATCTCGACATCCATCGGGTTGCCGTCGATGTCCTTGACGTCGTCCTTGATGTCGAAGAACTCACCCGAGCCAAAGATCGCCTCCATGATCTCAGCGTGGCGTGTCTCAACAGCCTGCTGGGTCATGGGGGTTACGATGCGGGAGCGTTCAGAGTCGCGCGTTTTGTCTTCAATGGCCCATTCGCCACGGAAGATGCGCTCATATTCTTCCCAAAGCGGGAGAAAGTTGACGTTGCGGTAGTCGCGCCAGCGGTCGCAGTGTTCTACCACGAAAGCGATAAGCTCTTTATCGTTCTCAGTGGGCTGGTCAAAATCGTTTTGGTCCATCCTACACCCCAGAAATTACGTCTATCGGCTCCCAATCATCGTCAGCGTCGCCTTCGAAGTAGGAAGTCACCGCCAGCTGGTCAATGTAAGAGAGCGCATCGGGTAGGTCATCGTGGACGCCTTGCGCCGGAAACATCAACAGCTGGTCAAGAAAGGTCTCAAAATCACCTTCTTGGTTCAGCACGATCCTGCCGTGCTCGAACCGACCCTGGAGGCTCCAGATGATCCGGTCAGCCTTTTTCCGGTTGCCATGCGTGAGATCAACTATGTGCGAATATACATTATTTTTGCGCATTAAATCACTCAAATACGGCAAAACTGCGTTTTTTAGCGCCCCTCGCTCAATCCCGACCGACAGGGGCCGGTAGTCGCGCATGGCCATTAGAATCTTCGCTGCCGTCTCGCGGATGTCCCAGCGCCCGTGCTGGATGTCTTTGACAAACCACTTGCCGTCGTCCGTCACTTTGACAATCGCGATCGCCGTCTCGTCTAACCGCTTTTTCGAGTTCGCCGCCTGCTTGGCCACTTCCTCAAACCCAGCCAAGTCCACGGCCACAAAGTAACTGCCGTACTCGGGCTCCTCGCCGTACTTGATCCACTCATCCTTGAAGATGTCCGAGCCCGCATTGTCGAAGCTCGCCATGTACTCTTGCTTAAATGCAAAGGTCGATAACGTCTTTTTCGCTGACTCGATTTCCTTCGGGTCGATCAGCGGGTTGTCTTTCGTCGTGAAGTGCCAGCTCTTCCAATCCTCGTCCTCACCCGTCTGGCCTAACTTGTACAGGTCGTTGAACCAGTTGCGCCCCTTGGGCGTTCCGATGAAGAGCCCTCGTCCCTTCTTGTCTGACAGAGACGCGCGGATGACCTGCTCCCACGCTTCTGGCTTAATGTCCGCCACCTCGTCCAGCACGGCGTAGGTCAAGCTAACACCCCGCAGCGTGTCGGGGCGGTCGGCGCCCCTGACGTAAATCACCGCACCGTTGACTAGCGTGATGTCCTGGTTGTTCACATGACTGCCGGCGATCACGTCCCGTCCCAGATCCAAGAGGACGTTCCAGATAATCTGCCGCGCCTGACCGTTCGTGGGTGCGACATATAAGACCGCAGATCCTGACGGGCAGCGCAGTCCTTCGATTAGCAAGGTGGTGGCGGCTAGTCTGGACTTGCCGCAACGGCGACCGGCTGCGACGACCTTGAAGCGCGTCTTGTCGTTGAAGACCTCTTGCTGCCACGGCAGCAGCTGGAAGTTAAGGTCCGACATCCGTGATGTCCTTGATCTCCGGCTGGCCGATGCCGGTAATGGTGATGTTGATCGCGCTGCGCTGGGCGGCGGTCTTCTCAAACAGGCTCGCCGGTAGTGCGCGGTCCATACACATCTTTAAGGCGGCCATCTGGCCTGGGTGGCCGTCGTCTAACGCGATCGTGATGACCTTCTGCACGACGTCAGCGCCCTTGCCTTCAATGAGCATTTGCTTCAACTCTTTGATGCGCTGCGTGTCGGTCTTTGGCAGCGTCGCTGGCGGCACGTACGGTGGGTCTTTAATCGGGGCTGGCATGGCTTTTTTCCTGTGTGGGGAAGCTGCGCAGATTGTAGCTGCTTTCTGGTGGGATTGGCTACTTTGGCCAGATTGGCTGTTTTCCTTTTTTCAGAGGGTTGGAGGCTCCCGCAAATTTTACTAGCCAGCCAGACCCCTCCCCCCCCTATCAAAATGGCAACAAACTGCCAGCAAGCGGTCGATATCCATAGCAAGCGGCTATCAGCCGCGTTTTACATAACGTACGTTATATGTGCGCATAATCGGCGGCGATAGCAGCCGGCTATGAGCGAGAGGGTCGACTATCGATAGCCAGGATTCGATAGGGTAGGGCTATGGGGTGAGGGTGAGAGGAAGCGGGTGCATTTTGCCGGTACCTGACAGTCGTCAACTATTACCCTTTGGCTCACAATCAGATATAACAAAATCGTTAGCATTGTCCGATTGACAATGCATTTGCTGATACCAGTCGAGTAGATTTTTGAAGCCGGCGCTGATATCGCCGTCGCCGGCATGAGCCAAAATCGCGGCTTCGGTATCCGTTAAATGACGCAGGAAATTGCGCGTGCGAATTGATGCGGGTCTACCTGCTGGCATATGTTATCACTCTGACATGGTCAAATGGTCAAATGGTCATGCAATTTTAATCGCTGCTAACCCCAAAGCAAAATCAAAATTTTTGCGTGACGACACGGGATTCTGGCGTGCACGGCACGGGATTCCCTATATTACCTACTACTACTACTAACATCTAAAAATAAATGACCATTTGACCATTATTGGCCAAAAGCTAGTATCCATGCGGGTTTTGTCATGGTCATTTGCCCGTGCCAAATGACCATTTTATGACCATTTCACCCCCTAAATGACCATTGGAACCGCGAATCGCAAATAAATGCAAAACAATCCTTGACATTGCAAAGAAAAGTCTTATACTAGGTTTCAGCAACACAATAATTTATTCACTCAAGCGGAGAAAAAATCATGACTAAATTCGAAACTAAACAAGCGGCGATTGTCGAATCACACGTTTTCGCTGGTAATGATGTATCAGCAGCGCGCATATTGTCATCATTGATTCGCGTATCACGCACGGAGAAAAGCCGGCGCGATCTGATCGCTCTGGCTGAAGGCCTTCGGTTAGCCGGCCATCCTGAATTCAGAATCTAAATCAAACGGCCGGCGAAAGCCGGCCACTATCGGAGAAAAGAAAATGCAAAAACCGACACTTGCTGAAATTTGCGGCGCGATCGGCGCATTCGCGGCGCTGGCGTTATTCGTCTTTATGTGCCTGGCTTATTAATTTCACTTTCCAGGGAACCGACCATGCAAAACCCGTTCAAACTCCAGCTCAAACGCGAAAACCTACCTTACCGGCCAATATTGGGCGAATCCAGCGCCAAAACGATCAAAGGCCAAAAAATCGGTTATCTAACCGCTATCTGCTATTTGGTACCGGATGAAAAGCTCTGCCCGTTCGCGATTATGGCCGGTTGTTTCGAGCCGTGCCTGAAATCATCCGGCCGTGGCGCGTTTAACAGTACGCAAAAGGCACGCGCCGCTAAAACGGCGTTTTTCCGCGAGAATCAGCGCGCGTTTATGCTCTCAATGGCCGCCGATATATGGTCGCACGCTCGCCGTGCCGAAAAGCTTGGCCTGATTCCACTGGTACGGCCGAATGGAACGTCCGATATCCCGTTTGAAAACATCCAAATTGACGGAAAAACGATTTTCCAGCTGTTCGCGGACGTTCAATTCTACGATTACACAAAGCACCCAAGCCGCAAGTTAGACGGCAAAACGGCCGGCAATTACGATTTAACCTATTCATTCAGCGCTATCACGCCAAAACCGATCTCAATTAAAGGCCTGATTAATCCGGCAAATAAACGCACGGCCGTGGTATTCCAAAAGCAAGCCGATATACCGGCCGAATTTCGCGGATGGCCGGTCGTTGACGGCGATGACACTGATGTACGTCACATTGAACCGGCCGGCGTGGTAGTGGCCTTATATGCCAAAGGCAAGGCAAAACGCGACACCGGCGGTTTTGTCCAAATTAAGGGGAGGGATTATTAAAATGAAAACCATAACCGCAAAATATACCGGCACATGCGCCGCTACCGGCGCGCGCATACTGGCCGGCGACCTGATCCAATGGTCTAAGGGTCGCACGGTTTTGCTCGAGCGGCGCCGCACGGCCGTGGATACGATCACGCTTTACGGCGAGAACGGCGCGCACACGTACTACCAAAACGCGCGCGGCCGGTGTATTGACGCGCCGTGTTGCGGGTGTTGCACCCTATGAGCGGCCGTTACCGGCTGCAATACGGCCGCTTAGACTGTTTTGATACGGTTATTCAGTGGCTTGACTATCCGCCGGCTAATGGCCGGTATATCACGCGGCGCGTGCCTATACCGGCGCGCGCTGTTCCGACAATCGAAAGCCACGGCCGTGCGCTGTGGTAAACCTGGAGAGTAAAACAATGGCATACACACTAAAACGCTCGATTAACGGGCTTACGCATGATGATATCAAACGAATTTATGATCAAAACCCGAATATGACATTGAAGGAATTGTCTAATTTGACGGGTTTTGCCGTGCCGTATCTCAAAAAATTATTATTAGAGGGTTAATTATGGCAAAACTCAAAACCGCGATTCTGCGCGCGCAAGAAACCGCCGAAATGACCGGCTCGAATGAATCACTACTTTGGCAAGCGCGCGCCTTGCTCGAGAATGCAAACGCCGAAAGTGCCGAAAAAGCGCTGCATTTAATCAATACTTACTTAATGGAGTCTGAGCTATGCAAACGATAAAAATTGACGGAACGACCTATAAAGTGAAATTCGACCGGGACCCGGTCGAGCTAGCCAAAACGGCGCGCAAAGCCTGGAAACCGAAAAAGCCTAAGGATCTGCGCAAGTTTCCTACCTGGACACCGACAGTGTCGACGGCCGATTACATTCGCCGGTTTGACGCGTTGAATTTTTTGCAATCGGTCGACTATACCGGTGCCAGTACCGAAAGCGCTGCACAATACGATTACACCATGCCACTATTCGAGGTGATAGATGAAAACGCAAATTGATACCAGCGCGCCGTGGTATCCGGCGCACCTCTGGCCATACACATATCACCACGGCGACACTGAACTGCTCTGCTTTGTCGACTGGGAACCCGCTGACCGGTCAGTCGGGTTTGCTGGTAATGCCTGGTTGATCCACGCGTACGCCGGCGGTGTGGATATCGTCGATCTACTGAAGGATCAGATTGTCAAAGATATCGAACGCGAAGCCGCTGAAGCGCTGCAGGAAGGCCCAACATGTTAGCGCTTGTGTTTAAAGTGATTGTCGGACTATGGGTTCTTGTGCGACGATTGTAGCGCGCGTCATCTCCACGCGCTTGAGTCGCCCGTCAATCCCTCCGACGGGCTTTGCCCGCCAGCCTGAAGGCTGCGCGGGCTTTTTTATTTGACCAGCCGAACGGCTGCAGGCGCTGGTACATCCTCCGCCATGCGGCGCAGTTCTGCTTTCGACAGGGTCGCCAGCTCCGGCGCGCAGTAGATTTGCTTCCTGGTTTGATGCTCGGCCGAGTGTATGCGCCCCATGTCGACCCAGCCAGCCTCACTGAGCGCGTGTAGCAGTGCTACTTGTGGGACTTTCACGCCTGAAGGCGCGGCGCCCGCTAGTCGGTCGCAAAGCGCGAAAAAGGGCGACGCAATGACGCCGCCGGCAAACTCGCCCAGCCGGCCAGTGATCTGCTCGATCAGGTATGACTCTGCGGTACTGCGGCCCTGGTCGATCATGATGGCCTTCGCTTCGGTCATCGGTGGAGCCGCTGAAGGGTTAAACGCCGTCACATCACGCTGGTGCAGCCAGGACGCGATCGCCTCAAAGCCGCCGCCGGTCTGGTACCAGCGCCACAAGCGCGACGCGTCTGCTTCAGGTAGGCGGCCTGCTTCCGCCCACAGGCAAAACCAGCGGCGGTCGTTCGATGGGATTGAAATCGCTGCGCGCTCGTTCGAAAAGGCGACGACAAACACACGGTTTAGCGCCATGTAGGGGTGCAAGCCCTTGCGGTTCACCTGCAACAGCTCAGGCGGCGCTGCAATGATAGGTTTCAAAGCGTTTTCAAGCGCTCGCCTATCGCGTGCCTCGCTCTGGCGCAGCTCGGCGATTTCCATCACCTCGCATTCGAGCGCGTAGCCCCACTGGCTGTTTAAGTCTTCGTTCTTAACCAGGCTGCAGTTCTGTTTAGTCAACCCGCCGATCGCCCAGAAAAACGGCGCCAGCATGGTGTCTTTGCCGCTGCCAGGATGGCCGCCGACTAAAATAGCGTGGTTGATCTTGCGGTCAGGGTGCTGGACCTTGAAGGCCAGCGCGTTCAAGAAATGCTCACGCTCAAAATCAGTCGGAATCATGCGCATGACATGGTCCAGCCACGGTGTCACGTCGCCTGGGACGCCTGCAGGCCGGGCGTCGCGCCAGCGGTTGCCGTACTGATGGCCGTTACGGTGGACGATAATATCGTCGCCCGCCGCGTACGTTATGCCGACCAGCGCATAAGCATCCTTCGATTCGCGGTTCTCGTCGAAACACGTAGCCGCCTCAATTTTGGCGCCGTTATGTATGGACCGGCAGGGGATATGTCGGAAAAGTGCGTTAAAAGTAGATCGAGAAATTTCCCGACGGTCGCGCAGATCAAAATAGCTTTCATCCTCTTGTACATACGCAAACCTCTTGTACCAATCTTCCTTCTGCCCGCGCGCGTTCTGGCGCTGCTCGTCCTTGGCGGCCATATCCTGCACGATCTGCGCCGCCGTGTCTTCGAATATGCCAGCGCCGGGGATTTTCGACAAGGCAGTCGTCATCACTGCAGCCAATAGTTCCTCACGCGGGCCGGGCGAGTGTTTTGGGCCGCCATTGGCTGCGACCCACTCCAGAAAAGCCGCCGAGCCGAGTTCGATGCAGTGCGAGTGCAGGCAGCAGTACGCCCGGTTTGCTGGGTGGTAGCGCCCTTCAGGGTTACCGTCGGTATGTTCGGCATGGTTCGGGCAGATGACGCCAGCCCAGCCTTCAGGGTTCGGATGCCGCAGGAACAGCCCCTGCTCGGAGAGCCACGCCATGACGTCGTCGCTGCCGTCATCCTGCAGCCGGATCGGCACCGGTCCAAGACCGACACCGGCGACCGGCGTCACATCGAGCGCTGCGCAGATTTGCTCCAGTGTGTACTCGCGCTCGGGATTAAAGCGAGCCAGTTGCGCCTTGAAGCTCTCGCGGCCTGGTTTTAGGTTGACCGAGCCGGGCAGGCGGAAGTTGCGCACCGGATTGCAAGCGCCGGGGTCCGTGTAGCCAGCGTCTGCAATCGCGCGGATCGCTGCTGCGAAATCGGCCTTAGTCGGCTGCTCTGAGAATGCGTAACCCCATTGGAATGAGCCGGGCGACGTCTCCATGATCCAGGTGGGTTCTAGCGGCGGTGTCTTCGATTTGGTGCCGATGTCGTCTAACATCATCACCAGGATGTACTCGCAATTAGCGGCTGACGCGCTGGGGCGCCCATCCTTGAAGCGGTCTTTGATGAACGACGCCGTGTTGCCGTACCAGCTCTCGCCGTCTTTGCGCTTATGTGTGGGCAGGTAGGCGGGCCATGTGCATTTGACGGCGCCGTCCGCGTGGAACTGTAGCTTGCCGTCGGATAGGATAGGTTTTTGACGAACGATTAAGGCTGTTTCGCCCTCGGGCGCGAGATTCTGTATATAATCAAGGAATTCCAACGTAGTCTCCGGTAGTTGAAAGAGCCGCCCTGCCAGGCGGCTTTTTTATTTGCCGTAGCGCGTCATAGTTTTGACACCGGCGTTCAAAGGGAGCCCTGCAGCCCAATCGGGCGCAGTGCACATCACTTGCTTTAGGGTATTGGGTGCATCAGGGTCTGCCGTCTCCAGAACGATCTCATCATGCACGTGCAGCACTACGTCATCTAATTGGCGTAAAGCGTGCCGTAGCAGATCGTTGGCGACCGCCTGCGTTATATTCTCACAGGCGAGCCCGCGCCACAAGCGTGCCCGTGGCCATTCTTTGGCGTCTGCTGCCGGCTTCCAGGCTGCCTTGACGTACGTGATCTCGTCGCCCTCGAACCGTGCGAACGGGTAGCACAGAATGCGACCTGACGGTAATGCGTACCAAAGATGCTGACCTTGGAACAGGTACGTCACCCGCCCAGCGGTGAACTCCCGTCCAGGATTGCGCAGCGCCCTTGTGTACGCCTCTTCGAGCTTGCCCCAGTAACGCACCGCCCACGGGTTCGCGCGACGCCATGCGTCTACAATGCGGCGCGAATCCGACTCGGGCATGAAGACACCGTAATTGCGGCCCATCGCCGAGAAGGCGCCGATCGAGCCGCCAAACCCTAACGAAAGGATCGCGACCTTGCCGATCTGGCGCCGCTCGGATTGATCGGTGGCTTCGTATTCTTCGGCGATCTCCTCATACGGCACACGATAGATGCCGGCGGCTTCGCGGATGTAAATGTCTTTGCCTGCGCGGAAGGTGTCTAGCACCTCCTCGGCCTGCGGGTCGGCTGATGCCCAAGCGGTCACCCGTGCTTCGACCGCTGACCAATCGGCGACAACGAACTGTTTACCGGGTGCGGGGATCAGTGCGGGCCGGAGCATTCCCTTGAGAACATCAGTAACGCGTTTTCCAAATCCTGGGACGATGCTGTGGCCTCTGACCATAGCGTGCCTAACGTCATCTGGGGCTGCGGCGCACTTGCGCGTAAAGTTGTGAACTTGCGCGCCATAGCTTGAAGCACGTCCTGTGGCAGATCCTCCTGCAAATACGAAAGCACCTCGTACTCGTTGATCGTCTTCATCTGCCAGGCTCGCAAGGCGGCTGAACTTCGCAACCGACGACGCCCAGAGGTCATCTGCGCATTGAATGACGTCCGCAACAGTGGTCGGAATCTCATCAGGGTTCTCCTCGGCAAAAGCCAGCAAATTAGCGCGTACAGACTTGTCGATACTGTACTTTAGTTCGCCGTCCTTGTACGTCTCCATCATCTTTAACGCTTGCGGTCCGACGCGGGCCATGACCCACGACTTCATGCGCGGACTGCGCACCGACGCGATCTCACCTTCGGTCAGCTCAGCGACTAACGTCTCGATCTCTTCGAGTTCGACCGATGCGTAGCGAATGGCCGCTTGTGCCAGTGGTAGATCCAGCAGCACGCCACGGTCGTTGATGCGCTCGTTGGTGTGGTAGTCGGCCAGCTCCTGCTCGGATAGTGGCCGCATGGCCTTGGAAATCGCGCGCATGGCACGGACGTCTTGTTCGCAATAGCGGATCATCTCGGCCATTAGTTCTGGCGAATTGTTAAACGATCCATCAGCGCGAGGGATGGAAAGTAGTCGGATAAGCTGGCTTCCTCGGTGGTCTTTTCGCATATTGCTGCTGATGGCTCGTCCGACGTCTTCGAGGCTGCCAGGTAAGCAGTTCGCACGCGCTTGTGCAGCGGTGCAGTAGAATTGTTCAAGCGCAGGCTTCGGTACGCCAAAATCTTGGCATAAGACATTCCAAAAGATCTGACGATCAAAACCGGCGTTATGAAACCGCAGTTGTTTACCAGCGCGAATGTGTTCTGATACTGATTCAGGGAATGGTTGATCTGGCGTCCACGTTTGTACATCGTCGTCTCCAAAAGCATAGGAAAAGCACAGAATGGATGTGCTTGCGTCTAAGCTGTAGTTGTACCCGCCGCGCGACGGAAGGTCGCAACGACTGCGGGTCTCGAAATCTGCAAACAATACGGTCATGGTAGAGGGTGACCCCTGTCATCTTGCCAGCATCAGGCCGAACCGACCAAGGAAGAGCCTGATGATTAGATGACCGGGGTCATAGAAAAGGTGGGGTACTCGCTGCACTGCCTTTGCATTTCAGCTAACTGGTCAGCATCCGCTTTCCCCCATGCTACTTAGCCGCGACGGCGGCGGGCAGGTGCTGCTTCGGCGTCAGCAGTCTCTTCAACTGCGTCGGTCGACTTGCCATCCATGCTGATCCACTCAACGATCTCAAAGACCGGTGTGTAGATCTTGCCGTACGACTTGTGCTGATAGTGGTCTTTTTTAAGACGCACAACCGGCACAGGCTTGCTTTGATCGGCTTCGACTTGTGCAGCAATCGCAACGCCCAACTGCTGGACAGCGCGCTTACCACCCACAGACGTGACGGTATAACGCACCTCCAAGTCCTTGTCCTGACCGGAGAGGCATTTCAGCCCCATTCCAACCTGCACTTCCCAGCCCTTCTTCGCATCAGGCGGCGCAACACCGACTTCAGGACGCGGCTCAGTGACTGGCACCATCTTCTCGGCCAGCACTTCACCCTCACCCCATGCGATGAAGCCGTGAACGAACGACATAGGATTGACTGCCCATGTAGTGCCGTCTTCGACTTCGCTTTGGTTCGCACCGTAGACCCAGTGGCCGCCCTTGTCCATCTTCAGAATGACGGAGCCAACGGCGCCGACATCTTGTTCCAATGAACGAAGCGCAGTCGTGAGCGCGGATACGTTTGGCAGGTTTGCTATAGCGAATGACATTGTAGTTTCCTTTACTTAAAGTTTATTGTTTGCCACTACTTACATAACCCCTGATTGGTGGCAAGAACAATCAGGGTTGAAGAAACGCCCGAACGCTTTTACTGCAGCATCGCAATACGCATCGTGCGCTTCTTGTTCAGTCGAAAACACGCCTATTTTTCGCTGTTCTCCGTCAATTCTTATTTGGGCTACAAACTTGTCTGTTCTACCTTTGTACGGCGTAGCGCCTTTTAAGGCGCACTTCTTATTCTTACGCGTTTTCATACTACGTATGTTTTCTGCTCTGGACGCCAAACGTAAATTACAGATACGGTTGTCACTTCGATTGCCGTTGATGTGGTCTACATCGACTTCTGGCCACACCCCATGCACCAAAGCCCAAATCACCCTATGCGTTCTAAAACCACGACGACCAAAAGTAATCTTTTCATACCCAGTTGATTTACATAGATGACCTGCAGTATCTCCGGCTACAACGCCTCTACGCGGTATTTTCCAGTAAACGACGCCTGTTGTTGGATCACAATCAAATATCTGTCTCAACATGTTAATTGGTATTGTGTTCATATGAGTTTATTTAACGCCTGCAATAATTGTTTGCCGATTTGCAACACCGCTGGCCGTGCATCATCTTCGGTAGCCAACGTACTACCCGACGAAACCGATACGACCAGATCCGACGGTAATTCGACTTTAATCTTTTTTAGGAGTTTCTCCGCCTGCGCGGGAGAAATAACTTCAAGTTCTTTGTACGGCTCGACGAGTGACTTTAACAGAAAATCTTTCGCTTTGGTCTCGTCCACCCACTGCCGACGTGCTTGTTTAGCGACTAACTTGTAACCTGGCACTGGGCGTTCGTTCTCCAGCATCTGAAACGCCAACGCGCGCAGGTCTTTGATGTAGTCTTCCAGCCGGTCGGCTTGCTCTAACTGCATCGCGATCTGTTCTGCCGGCAGGTTCGCCAGCTGCACGCGCAACGCACGCTCGACTTCGCCAGTCATCTGCGGGCAGATCGGTTTGGCTGCGCACCAGCGGCAGTGCTCACCTGTTTTCATGGTGGGCTCGGGCCACGACGACTCACGCACAGCAGCTGCCAACTCGGCCTCGAACTGCTTAACGCGCTCTGGTGTTGTCACCCAGCGCCGCACTGCAGGCGGCTGCACGATGATGCACTCGATCTCTTCTACACCTTCGAAGATCCATTGGGCTGCGGGGGTTCGCATTGCCGCAGCTGCGTAAAATAGTAGCTGAGGGTTTTCCACAGCATCCACAGATACACCATCGCCAAATTTCCAATCCAGAACGATTGCGCGTTTACCTTTACGCCCAAGTAGATCAGTGCTACCAAAGACACCAGGCAGATAATCGCCAAACCCAACTCGGGTCTCCACCATGTACTCCATCGTCTTGTCGGGATCGACTTCGTCGAGTGCTTCAAGAGCGGGAATAATCTTCTCATCAATTAGCTCCTGTGTCAGAACCTGATCTTTGTAAGTTGCGCCAATGCACTGCGCGGGTGGCTTGTCGAACTCGAGCAGCTCGGCAATCACGTTGTGCAGTAGTGTGCCACGGTCTGCGTGTTCACTCGAGGGTTTGGGTGGCATCTTGGCGCAGAGCGCAACGGATGCTGGGCAGTTGATGACGCGCTTGGCGGTCGAGCCACCGACGATATTAGAATGGTTCACACTTCCTCCCGTATTTGAGCTTTTAAAATTAACGGGGTTTTAGGATCGACAGGTACAACACCAATAGTGGGGTGCATCCATTGCAAGAATTGAATTTCAACTTCGCGGACGCTAACAGTTTTTACGTTGTTTGGCGTAACTTTAATTGAGTTTTCGTTCATTTGACTGTACTCCCGTTTAGTATTTGAGCCCCGACTATGCCGGACAAAATAATCCTTGTCAAATACTTTTTTAGGGTGTTATATTTCGGCCATGCGTGAAAGTGAAATCGAAAATTATTTTGTCTGGGCAGTCGAACGTGCTGGCGGCAAGACGTACAAGTTTAGGTCGGTCAGCCAGCGTGGAGTGAGTGACCGCATCGCTTGTATGCCTGATGGCAGCACATGGTTTGTCGAATTGAAAACCAAAGGTGGTCGGTTGTCCGAGCTGCAAAAGATATTCCGCAACGACGTGTTGCGCTTAAAACAAAACTACGCCTGTTTATGGTCGAAGGAGATGGTGGATGAATGGATTAAGCAGAGATGATGTTATTCGCATGGCGCAAGAGGCTGGCATTACAAATGAACTTATTGTTTCTGGTTGGGGTGAACACTGGATTGATATGCCAGTACAGCTTGAACGCTTTGCGGCCTTAGTCGCAGCAGCCGAGCGCGAGGCGTGTGCGCAAACAGTCGCGTCGATTGCTGGTGATGAGCAATACCGTTGGGCTGCGCTGGCTATTCGCGAGAGAGGCGCGCCGTGAAACTGCGCCCGTACCAAGATGAAGCCGCCGACTTCCTGTACGAACGCGATCGGGCGATGATCTTGGCGCCTGTCGGTGCAGGCAAGACGGCCATCACGCTAACCGCCATGCAGGCGATGGTAAAAGACGGCTACGCGTCTCGCTTTCTGGTGCTGGCGCCCAAGCGCGTCTGCACGGACGTGTGGCCCATCGAGGCGCGCAAGTGGGCGCTGGAGCTGCACTGCAGAACAGCCGTGGGCACACCGCGCAGCCGAGGCGAGGCGCTGGACTCCGACGCCCACATCGTGGCGATTAACTACGACAATATCCAGTGGCTGGCCGAGCAGGATCTGTCATCGTTCGATGCCATCGTGTTTGACGAGCTAACCAAACTGAAGAACCCATCAGGCACACGCTTCAAAGCCCTGCACAAGGTCATCGGTCAATTTAAAATCCGCTGGGGGTTGACCGGCTCATTTACCAGTAACGGGCTAGAGGACGTCTTCGGTCAGTGCAAGATCATTGACGAGAAGCTCTTGGGCCGTGCCAAAGGCGCCTTCTTGCAGCAATACTTTGTATGTATGAACCGCGACTTTGGGCAGTGGGCGCCACGCCCAAGCGCGCTGTCGTTGGTCATGGAGCGCATCAAGCCAGCCACCTTTGTGCTTGAGCCTGGCGAGTACAAGGACAAGCTGCCGCCGTGTCATGTGGTCGAGCTGCGGTGCGAACTGGACGACCGCAAGCCGTATGAAAAGATGAAAAAAGACTTCGTGGTGCAGTTCCCCACAGCTGAGATACTGGCGGCTAACGCAGCAGCCGTTACATCAAAGTTGCAACAGATGGCGTCTGGCTTTGTGTACGACAGCAGCCGGGTGGCGAGCGATGCGCCGGGTCAGTTTACATCCAGCAAGAAAGCGGTGTGGTTTAGCAGGCACAAGTTTGATCGATTAGACGAACTACTGGAGGAGAACCAACATGCCAATACCCTTATCGTTTACCAGTTTCAAGAAGAGGTGGCAGAACTTCGTCGCCGCTATCCAAGGCTTGCCACCTTGGACGACGACCGAGCGATTGAGCGATGGAACGCCGGACAAATCGAGCTTCTCGCTGTGCATCCAAAGTCCGCAGGACATGGCCTTAATCTACAACACGGAGGGGCTCACATGGTCTTTCTGTCGCTGCCGTGGTCGCTGGAACTATACGAGCAAACTGTCGGAAGGCTCCATCGTTCCGGTCAAGTGCGAGATGTCTGGGTCTATATCTTACTCGCCGAGAAGACGGTTGACGAAAAGATCTACGCAGCCCTACACGACAAACGAGCAATCTCCGACATAGCGATGGAGGCACTGAAATGAAACGGTTGCAATACTGGAAGGCACGACTGAAGGTGGCAATGCTGTCGTGCCGACAACGAGAAAAAGAATCAACGCAAGCACACAGGACATTCGTGCGGGCGCTAGAAGAGGTGGCTCACATACAGAAAAGGATCGA